AAATTAAGCAACATAGGTAAATTTTGGACTGCTCCGGGATTTTGTGATGAATTGATACATGTCTATTTAGCAGAAGATTTAAGTTATGATCCATTACCTAGTGATTTAGACGAAGATATCGAAACGATAGAAATAGAATTAAATGAAGCGAAACACCTCATGCCTCCCGAAGTGTATGACGCTGAGTTCGAATGTAGCTTTGATAGTGCAGCAATAGGCTCAATCTATGCTAAAGGTTTAGAATTAGCAGAAGATGAAGGGCGTATATCAAAAGTTCCATACGATCTTAGCGTCAAAGTAGATACTTTCTGGGATTTAGGTATGGCTGACAAAACTGCAATATGGTTTGTGCAACAAAAAGGAAGTGCATTTCATTTAATTGATTATTTTGAGGATAGTGGAGAAGGCTTAGAATACTACGCCTCTATGCTAGATGAAAAACGATATAGATTTGGCACACATTATTTTCCGCATGACGCCAGCGTTAGAGAACTAGGGACAGGAGTTTCACGAATAGAGACTGCGCAATCTTTAGGAATGCGAACAACTATAGTTCCCAAACTATCTATTGAAGATGGTATTAACGCAGTTAGAATGATTTTATCACGCTGTTGGTGGGATCACGAAAAAACAAAACATGGTTTAGATGCTTTAAGACAATATAGATGGGCTACGAATGAACGAGGCGAAATAAAAAATAAACCAGAACATAATTGGACTTCTCATAGCGCAGATGCTTTTAGATACTTTGCCGTAGGCAATAATCAATCAAGTGATTGGGGATCAAAATTACAATATAACAATTTAGGAATAGTTTAAACGAATGGCAAAATTATCAAAATCAAGATTACTAGCTTTAATCTCTCAAGAGATTTCTAGCTCTTTAGGATTTTATTCTAGTGATCTATCAAAACAACGAGAGGATGCTCTTAAATATTATTTAGGAGAGCCACTAGGAAATGAGGTAGAAGGTAGATCAAGTGTGGTCAGCCAAGACTTATTGGAAGTTGTTGAGTCCATGTTGCCTAGTTTAATGCGAATGTTTACGCAAAGCGATAAGATGGTCAACTTTGATCCTCAAGGCCCAGAAGATGTACCGTACGCTGAGCAAATAACTGACTATTGTAACTTTATTTTTAATAGAGACAATGATGGTTTTTCTATTTTGCATTCTATGTTTAAAACAGCCTTACTGCAAAAGAATGGTTTTTGTAAAGTTTATTGGAAAACTTCTAAGAAACAAAAGAAAGAGTCATATAAACATTTAGACGAAATGCAATATCAAGCATTATTAATTGATGATGAAATTGAAATATTAGAAATAGAAACTATTAATGAAGTGGATGGTATTTTCTATGATGTGGAACTTCGTAGAACAAAAGAATATGGTAGATGTCAAATAGATCCTGTACCACCAGAAGAAATACTTGTTTCTCCTAGAGCAAAAAATTTAGATGATTGTAATTTTATAGCTCATAGAGTTACTAAAACTGTATCTGAATTATTAGATATGGGTTTTAATAAAAAAGATGTTGAAAATTTGCCAAGTGCAGAAGATCAAGTCTTTAACACAGAAGCAACAACTAGACGATCTTATGATGATCCAACTATGGATATTGAAGTGTCTAATATTGATCCTTCTATGCGTGTTGTTCAAATAACAGAATGTTATATGAATGTAGATGTAGATGGAGATGGTATTGCAGAACTTAGAAAAATTATTGTAGGTGGTAGTGGTTATAACAATTACAACATATTAGAAAATGAAGAAATAAATAATCTTCCTTTTGCAATGTGTGTGGCAGTTCCTATGCCATTTAGATTTTTTGGTTTATCCATGTATGATCTGCTTGCAGATGTACAGATGATGAGTACTGCGATAATGAGACAATCGCTTGATAATATGTATACATTAGGAAACGCAAGAACTGTTGTTGTAGATGGTCAAGCAAACTTAGATGATTTACTTACTTCACGCCCTGGTGGTATTGTAAGAGTAAAAAGTCCTGGTGCTGTAACTCCAATGCCTCAACCAAATTTTTTAAATGAAGGTTTGGCTATGATGCAAAAAATAGACCAACTAAAAGAAAAACGATCTGGTGTACCAAATCAATTAATGGGTTTAAACCCAGACACAATAAACAAATCACATACGACTGCACAAAGTGTCAATCAAATGATGAATAGTTCAACCCAACGAATTGAACTTATTGCTAGAAGTTTTGCTGATGGCGTAAAAGATATATTTAAAAATATTTTAGCTGTTGTTTGTGAGTATCAAGATCAAGAAAGAATTGTAAAATTACGAGGTCAATTTATTCCTATGAATCCGAGAGAATGGACTGATCATTATGATTGCACAGTTCAAGTAGGATTAGGAACAGGTAATCAAGATCAACGATTAGAAGTATTACAACAAGTTTTAAATGTTCAAGAAAAAATGATTTCGCAAGGTGGAATGGGTATGGTTACTCCTCAAACAATTTATAATACAATTGAGGCGTATCTGCAAAATAGTGGTTATAAAGATGCAACGCAATTTTTTAATAATCCTTCACAGCAACCACCTCAACCACCTAAAGAAAATAAACAAGATCCAGCTCTGCAACTTGCAGCTCAACAAATAGAAATTAGTAAACAAAAGGCAATGGCAGACATGGAATATAAAAATAGAAAATTAGAAGCTGACAATCAAATGAAAATGCAAAAATTAAATTTAGATGAACAAAAATTAGCAACGCAAGTCGTTAAAGAACAAAACATAAATAATTTAGAAAAAGAAAAGTTGGCTTCTAAAATTCTAGAACAAGGATTAAACTAATGGCATTCACTCCTTTTATGCAAGGCTCAAAAGCACAGGGTATTATAAATGATTATCTTGGTGGTAATTTAACTGCTACGCCTAATGTAAATAGTGCAGGAATGTATCGTAATCCAAAATTTGATTTAAGAACGCAACAAGAATTGGCTGGGGAACTTGATCCTTCTGCTCAATTTCCAAATCCACAATTAGATTTTTCTGCATCAGATACAACAACAGATCCTTGTCAAGAGGGATTTATGTTAGTTGATGGTGTATGTCAGCCAATAGAAACTTTTGGTAGGTCAGCTTATGATGAAAATAGAGATAGAGACGATAATCAAGAAGAGCCAAGAAAATATTATTCTATTAAAGAAATGGAAAAATTATCTGATAAAGAATTAATTGATTATTTAAAAGATGGATGGTTAAAAAATAGTCCTTTTGGTTTTCTTGATAGTAAAGGAAGTCAAGTTACTCTAGGTGGTCAATTTATGCCTTCACAATTTGGATTGTTTTTTGGCAAACAAAATCAAATGCGAAGAGATGCAATGGATTTAGAACTTCGTAAAAGAGGTCTTTTCACAGGACAATATGATGATAACAACAATGCTATTTATGATTTAAACCAAGAGCCTAATTTATTTTTAACTCCTCCTGCTACAACAAATGAAGCTGAAGTACCATATTATGATGGATCAACTGGTGGTAGTTATGGAGGTGGAGAAGATTTTGGCAGTGGTGGTGGTTTTGTTGGCAACAATACTACTAATAATAATGTTGTAAATTACACAGGTAACGAAGGAATTGGTACTTCTCAATCTGGTGGTGGAGTGGCAAATCCACACACAAATACAGGTTTTAGTGGTGGAGACATCATTACAGGAAATCCATTTGGAGTTAATTATGATGATGCTTATGGAGCAGACATTTAGTGGATAAAGAAAAAGAAATACAAAGAGGACATAGAGCAAAAGCAATATTAGATGATGAAATATTTGCAGAAGCTATACAAAAAGTTTCGAGTGAGTTAGACTTAGAATGGTTAAACTCTCCGATAAGAGACACAGAAGGAAGAGAAAAAATTTACATGATGAAAAAAATGTTAAATGTCCTTCTAGTGCAACTACAATCTGTAATGGAAACTGGTAAACTAGCATCTAAACAGATTAATAAATAATAAAAAGGAGTTATATGACAGAGCAACCCTCTAGCGAGGAGTCTGTTGTTTCGCAACCACCCTATAATAAAACTGATGAAACAGCAACGGCTATCGCTACCCTATTAAATAATGAAGAAACTGCAAGGAACGAAGAGCCAAAAACAACAACTAAAGAAGAAGAAGGGAAAGGCGATCTTGAAAAAGACACCAACGATCCTTTAATAGAAGATTTAGATGTAGAAGAAATAGACGAAAACCAAGAAGCCAAATTAGAAAGTGAAGAGGAACTTTATGATGTTACTATTAATGGTAACAAACAAAAAGTTACCCTTGATGAACTCCTAAAAGGTTACTCTCGAGAGTCCGACTATACTAAAAAAACTCAAGACTTAGGTAATCAACGCAAAGAGGTTGACTCAATGCAAGAAAACTTAACAAAAGAGTTAGAAGCAGTTAAAAGTTCGAGAAATCAATATGCTGAACAATTAGAAACTTTATCTAAAAATTTAAAGCAAGAAGAAAAAAACATTGATTGGGATAGTCTTTACGAAAGCGATCCTGCTGAATATGTAAAACAAAAAGCAGAATCAGATAAGCGTAAAGAAGCATTACAAATAGCTCAACAAGAGCAAATGCGTATTCGACAAGAACAACAAGAAGAGCAAAAGCAAGTTTATGATAACTACATTGCTAATGAACGAAAAATCTTGACCGAAAAACTTCCAATTTATGCTGACAAAGTAAAAGGTCCAGAGTTGACTAAAAATCTTTCTAATTTTGCAAAAGAAAGTGGTTATAGCGACCAAGAAATCGCAATGATGGTAGATCACAGAGCTGTTCTCCTCCTTGTTGATGCTTATAGATATAATCAACTTAAAAAAACAAAGTTAGCTGATAAAAAAGTTAATAAAACTTCTAGAGTTGTTACTTCCAATGCTTCAAATGTAAGAGAAGAGTCTGATAAAAAACAAAATGTTGATAAACGAATGTCAAGACTTAAACAATCGGGACATATTTCTGATGCACAGGATGTGTTGAAGGAAATGTACTTTAACGAATAGGAGACTAATATGGCCGTACCGGGAAATACAGTACAGACATACAACAGAGTCGGAATCACAGAAGATTTGGCTGATGTTATATATAATATAGCTCCAACAGAATGTCCGTTTATGAGCAATGCTGGAAAAGGTAGTGCTTCACAAACTAACCATGAATGGCAGACTGATGGACTAGCAAGTGCAGGAGCAAATGCACAAATTGAAGGAGATGATTTTGGGAATACATCTATGGCTGCAACA